GGTGGGAAGGAAAACACCTGCCACGCCGCATTATCAGCTAGCGCAGTCGCGATGGTTCCACGTAGGGTAGAGATTGCTGACATTACCCGACTTGACCGCCCGGTGCTAGGTGATCCGCAAGCAACCCGCGCACACGTGCCATAAGGGTATTACCCATACGATAAGGCGAGGGTTGAAAGTCAGGTGAAATGCCGCCAGCATTTGAAGCCTGACGAGCTTGCCAAATATCAACTGCAATCATAAGTGTAGCCTGATTAACTTCAGGCAAAGTAGCGTAATCAATCGCTTGTGTGCCATAAACTCGACCCCACGGCGCAATAGTGTGATAAGCGCGGGTGGTAATTTGAGCATTGACAAACTCAACCCAAATGCCATTAACGGCAGTAATTGTCTGCGTGCCGTTGTAATGCTGGCGCACGTTCTCAACCGTAATAGTATCGCCTACGATAAACTGCTTTGGGTTTTCATAAATATAAAGGCGGCCTGTTGTGCCGGTAGCTTCAATCGCATAAACCGATTGGCTGTTAAACCATAATTTGCCCTTTACAATGTTTTCTGCTGCTTGACAAACTTCTTCAACAACAGCGGATGAATAAAGCGCGCCTATACCAAGTGCTGAGCGTAGCTCTGCCTCTGTTACGTATGTTGCTGGCATCTTTATCCTTTCCTAATGTTAGCCCCGGCGCAAGGGCTGTGCGCCGGGGTAACTTTACTAACTACTATACGCTCTGGTTTAGACCAAATGCGCCTGCTGCTACCTTAGTAGCAATTGCGCCATAGCCGTAGTAGCCAACTTCGATTTTTCCTGTGCCAACCTTCTCAGCGCGTAGCTGTAGACGTGGGCTTTCGTACCATGTGTAGGAATCGCGGTTTAGAACGATGATTGAATCATCTGCGGTTCCTGACATTGTGTAATCAACATATAGAGGCAAGCCGAGGACTGTTCCACGGATTGAATCTACTGCTAGAGATCCAGCTGCGTTTTGTGGTGCAGCTGCGTTGAAAATTGGGCGGTTCTGTGAATCCACAAGACCTGTGATTGCTGACCATTGTGCAGGTGAAACAACTACGCCGGTTGCAAACTTGAAGGTATTTGAGTAGATGCTCTCGCCTGCACGTGCGATAAATGCAGCAAACTCTGCACCATCCCAAGGCAAGGTAACTACTGTTGAATCAAGTGTTGCGCCTGTTGCGAGTGCTGTCTTTACAGCGGTGTTGGTTGCCTTTGCGTAAGCATCTCCCATGAGTGCTACAAGCTCTGCGAAGAAAGCAGGAGAGGTACGATCTAGAACCTCAACTGAGAACTGCTGCATGCCAGCATACTTCTTAACATCAACATCTACGTACTCGATTTCGACCTGAGTATCGGAGAACGCTGCACCTTCAGCTGTTTCTGCAACTGTTGGAGCTGTCTTAACGCGTGGAATCTGGAACTTCATACCTGCATCTGGCAGTACGCCGGATGAAATTGCTTCGATTGAAGCGCGTGTTCCTGTGGTCTTTGGATTGATTACCTCAGTTAGCTGACGTGTCGGTACAAGACCTGGAACGTCATTTACTGTATCTGTGTCAGATGCAGCCTTAATCCATTGACGAGCATCTTCATCTTGTAATACAGATGCACGAATTGTGTTTTCTAGAAACGCTTCAGCTGTCACGTGGATACGTGGCTTAGCGTAGATTGGTGCTGCAACTGTTGGGCGAGCAGCCTCTACCGCAGGGGTTTCGGCCTTAGGCTCAACGGTTGCGGTGTCTGGAGTATTCTCCACGACTGCCTCGCTTTCGTTTGTTGGGTTTTCAACAGCTTCATCCTCTGAAGCCGCTACGCTCAAAACTTCTGCGCTCTTAAACGCAGCAGCTTGAACAAGACTTGTTTCATATAGCTTGCTAGCTAAAACTTTAATAACGCCACCCTCACGCTTGCTATCAATTACTTCAACGCCTACTGAAAGGCCGCTACGCAATTGTTCAGATGCTTCAATTAACGCATCATTACCGCGTGTAGTGTTTGATACTTTGAAGGTTGCATAAATACCATCTTCAGTTTCTTCATAAGAAACCATGCGACCTAGAGGCTTTTTGGCATCATGCTCTAGTAATAGCTTTGGTTTTGGGCTTTCAGGAATCTCAATAGATCCTTTTGTGAATACCACTTTACCTGCTGAGGTATATCCCACTTCATTGCCAAAAGGAACAATCTTACCGGTAATGGTACGTTCCTCAGCGTTGCAGGTTATATCGTGACTAAATGTCAGCTTCATTGGAGTTTCCATTAGGTGTTAGATCTTCCATTTCCATAGCTTGATCTAGTGTAATCAAGCCTAGTGTTAGCATCTTTTCAATGACATTGAGGCGTTCCATTGGATCTGTCTTTAGGAACGCTGAATCAATATCAAACTTAACAATGTTGCCTCGCGCCGTTATATCATCCATTGATAATCTGTCTTGAATCGCGTTGATGTACGGTGCGAGTGATAGCGCAACGAATTGCTTACGTTCATCTTGAACATTTGCATAAGTCATGCTGTTGTTCATGTCTGCGCTTATGTAATACGCAGGAACGTTCATCATTCGTGCAATTTGAGTAGCTGTATTTTGGATTGCATCCACAAACATCATATCGCGTGGACTAAATGATGTTGGCTGATAATCCAATGTGCTTGTTAGGTATGCAGTAGCGCGCTGTTCTCTAGCCGACTTCCAAGCGGCGAGAATTGCTTGCACTTCTTCTTGTGATAAATCAGCTCCAGTATTTTTTAATACACCTGAAGGCATTGGTGTAGATGTTGCTACACGCATTGCTTTTTCTAAATCAATAGCTGAACGCAAAGTACGTGCGCCACGTTGCAATATACCTTCATCTTGTGCTTGGAAAGTAATTAGTGATCCAAGACCTGACATTGGTACAGGCGTGCCATCCACAGTATATTGTGTAATGAAATTAGTATTTGCATCTGTTGTGTATGAAACGCGACCTGGAGCAATCCACTCAAAGCGAGCAGGGCGGCCATCGTCAAAATAAACTTCAGTAACGCGCCAATATGCAACGCCAAAGAAAATTAAGCTATCAACAGTCCATGCAATAGTTACGCTGCGTGGTTGAGATACTGAAGGCTGTTCTAGCCATAGCGGCTTGCCCAATTCTTCTCCAGTAGATTTTTTATAAAGCTCTAAAGGTAAACCTGCGATTGTTGAACAAAGCAAGTTACGGCATCTAGCGACTGAAGGCACAGACATAGCTTCATCGCGACCTACTGCGGTCATTACGCCCGGTAGGTAATAATTAAATGAATCGGTCATTAATTGAGGCGCGGCTTGCGCTTCAATTTTAACCGGGCGGAAACGATCGAAAAGACCCATCGCTATATGTTAGCACACAAATCGGACAAATCAGACAATTATTTGTGGTTTTGATTGTGGTTTTAACAATTGGTGTGTCACCATAGCTAAGCCGATAGCAGCTGATACGTCACCGGCAGATTTACGCCTCACTATGCGCCATCCTGCATCTGTTTCCTTAGCTGCACAGTTGTTCATTGAGTTCACAAGGCTTTCCTGCCCTGAGTGAACCAATCTGCCGTTCACTATGGCATCTAGGAGATCGCTACACGCCTGATAGAACACCTGGCCTGACATGTCTTGTATTTTGTAGCCAGTCTGCGCTAAACGCTCAGCTACGCTCATTGAGGTGTATTTATCAAAGCAGATTAGGCGCGGCTTATACTGTTTAGCCCACTCTGCGACCTCAACAGCCATTTTCAGCTCATCTATGGCTACCTGTGACTCAAACTGAGCTACTACGCCTACGCCGACCTTGCCATCATCCATTAACTGACCCGCAACCAATGAAGCTTGTTTTTTGGTTACGGATATATCCATGCCAAAGATAGTTAGGCGGCCTGGCTCTAGTTTTAGATCCTGAACAGTCAAATCCTCAAATGCTCGGTAAGGCCAGGGCGATTTAAGCGCGCTAACCCATTGACAAAGGGTTTCTGTGCGTGAAGCTTCAGGTGTAGAGGTTGCAATAGCTTCAGCGATAGTTTCCTCATCGACTATATAGCCCAAAGCAGGGTTAGCCTGATACCAAGCATCTTTATCTGTCAGCTTGCTAAAGTCATCAGCAGAATACTCCCAAAACCCTAAGCTCTTAGGTGGATAACTCAATGCGCGCTCGCGTAGGTTGTTTAACACGTGGCTAAAAGCATCACCAGCGTTACTGGTTAGCAATATCTGACTATTTGGCCTAGCACGTGTAATTGGCTTAGCCGCTGTCCATGCTTCATCGCTAATTTCGCGTAACTCATCCACAAACAACAGATCCGCGGTCTTACCACGGCTTCCATCTCTTGTAGCCGCGACTATCTCGTATCTAGCTCCCGATAAAAGCTCGATCGATTCCTGACCATTGGCCACGCGGATCTGTCGTACTTGTGCTGCGAGTAGTGGGTTATCCTCAATCACATCACATACCTTGCGAAAGGTATCTAATGCCATTCCCCGATTTGAGGACATGGCCACGATACTACGTTCATTGAACAAAAACAAACCGGCAAGGATGCGAACCCTAGCTAAATGGGTTTTGCCGTTTTGACGTGCAATCAGTAGCAGATTTGTCTTGCGAATCCATTTATCGTCTTTATCGACCTTCAGCATGTCCTCTAAAACGTGTTCCTGCCACGGCAGCAACTTCATAGGCTCGCCGTTTTCATCTTTGAGCTTAGATAGCCATTCTTTCACCTCAGGCAATCTGCTTTTAGCTCTTAATGGCGCATTTTGTAACCTGGGCTTTGTGCTGCCCTTACGAGTAGCCATTATCAATTAGCCCCCGACTGGTCTGGATTAGTAAATGGTGATTCTGGATCAATCCGGACTATTGTATGTCCGTTTTGCACCGATTTGGACTGATTTGTCTGAATCGGGGAGATTTGGAACGAAAAGGCAGGGGGGGTAGACGGCTGTGCTAAAAAAACGGTGTCCGTTTTATCCTTTTTGAGTATATTGC